GACTCTTACACCGAATGGTCAACTGTTCAGCATCAAAGAACAAGGCGTAATGCCCGAGATTATGGACAGCATGTACAAAGATCGCACACGCTATAAGAAATTGGCACTAGAAGCAAAGAAGAAAATCGAAACAGTGCTCGAAGATAAAAATCAAGTTAAGTATTTGGAAAATCAAATCTCGCGATATAATAATCTTCAGTTGGCTAAGAAGGTCACGCTGAACTCTGCTTACGGTGCGCTGGGCAATCAATACTTCCGCTTCTTTGATACTCGTATCGCTGAGGGTATTACGACAGCAGGTCAGTTGTCGATTCGTTGGATCGAACAAAAGATTAACAAGTATATGAATGTTCTACTCAAAACTGGCAATGAGGATTATGTTATTGCTTCGGATACAGATTCAATCTATCTTAACCTTGGTCCAATCGTAGATAAATTCTTCCCGAATACGAATGATACAAAAAAGGTTATTCGATTCATGAACAAAATTTGTGAAGAGAAGATCCAACCGTTTATTGACCAATCGTATGAAGAACTTAAAGAATATGTTAACGGATACCAGCAGCGTATGGAGATGAAGCGAGAATCTCTTGCTGATAAGGCAATTTGGACTGCGAAGAAGCGTTATATCCTTAACGTCTATGATAGTGAGGGTGTCGCCTACGCAAAACCTAAACTCAAGATTATGGGGCTTGAGGCTGTTAAGTCTTCAACTCCCTCCGCCTGTCGCACGAAAATTAAAGAAGCAATTAACATTATCATGACGCAAACGCAAGATGATCTTCATAGATTTATCGAAAAATTCAGAGCAGATTTTAACAAAATGCCAGTCGAAGATATCGCATTTCCTCGCAGCGTCAATGGTTTATCTGAGTATGCTGATGACAATAGTATCTTTAAGAAAGGAACACCCATTCATGTAAAAGGTGCCTTGGTGTACAATCATTTCTTGCGAGAAATGAATCTTACTAAAAGATATCAAGTAATTCAAGAGGGTGAGAAGATCAAGTTTATCTATCTAAAACAACCAAACTTATTCAATAATAATACTCTTGCATTCTTATCTGGCTTGCCCAAACAACTTGATGCTGAACAATACATTGATTATGATTTACAATTCGAAAAATCATTTATCGAACCGCTGAGTATAATTCTATCTACAATAAATTGGCAGACAGAAAAAATTGAAACTTTAGATTGCTTTTTCGTTTAACATATACTATAATAGACTATCCAAATACATGGAGAATACAAATGAGCCTACTCGACAAACTCAAGAAAAATTCTACAATTAAAGACACCGCAATTCTTTCTCGCTCAATCTTTTTCGAAGAGAAGGATATGGTGCAAACTAGCATTCCTGCCATTAATATTGCGCTTTCTGGTTCACTTGACGGTGGCTTCACTCCTGGTCTCACAATGTGGGCTGGTCCGAGTAAACACTTCAAGACTGCATTCAGTTTGATTATGGCAAAGGCATATCAGGACAAGTACCCTGATGCTGTTGTTCTTTTCTATGACTCAGAGTTTGGTACTCCTCAATCATATTTCCAAAACTTCGGTATTGATAAAGAGCGCGTCGTTCATACACCAATTACTGATGTTGAGCAGTTAAAGTTCGACATTATGAATCAGTTGACTAATATTGATCGTGGTGATCACGTTATGATTCTAATTGATTCGATTGGTAATCTTGCCTCTAAGAAAGAAGTTGAAGATGCTCTTGAGCAAAAGTCTGTCGGCGACATGACTCGTGCTAAACAAATTAAATCCCTGTTCCGCATGGTGACGCCGCACCTTACGCTGAAGGATATTCCGATGGTTGTGGTCAATCACACCTATATGGAAATTGGTATGTTTCCGAAAGCAATCGTCGGTGGTGGTACAGGTTCTTATTACTCGGCTGATAACATCTATATTCTTGGTCGTCAACAGGAAAAAGATGGTGCCGATCTAGTTGGCTATTCATACATCATTAACGTTGAGAAGTCCCGTTATGTTAGAGAAAAGTCAAAGATCCCTGTCACAGTTCGTTTCGATGGTGGCGTTAGTAAGTACAGTGGTCTTTTGGATATGGCACTTGAGTCTGGTCATGTAACAAAGCCAAGTAATGGCTGGTATTCTCGTGTAAATACAAAGACTGGTGAAGTTGAACCTAAGAAGTGGCGTCTTGCTGATACAGATGTCGCTGAGTTCTGGGATCAGATTCTTGAAAATGATTCTTTCAAGGATTGGATTCGAGACAACTATTCGTTTGGTTCTGCAGTTACTACTGAGGACGAAAATGTTTAAGGAATTTATTGCCAGATATGAATTTTGGAAGGCAAAAAAACTTAAAATTGGTAAAGATTATGATTTTTATATAGATCTTTCTAATAAAGAAACAATAGCAATTAAAATACTCAAAAAATATCCAGGAGTCATCATCGAATATGCGAATATTCATATGTCGACTCATGTTGATTTGAGTTTTGATCTAACAATAGTCGCAAATCCAAACAATGTAAATACAGAATCAAGAAAATTTAAAAACTTTACTACATCCATATTCCGTAGTATTATTAATGACTCAGTAGAATATGCCAAAAAGGAAGCAATGAATGAAGACGGAAACGTTGGTGCTGTCGAATCTGATTCAAAACGAAGCGTTCATGAGGAAGTCACTACCCTTTTTGAAGAAAGAGTACCTGACAGAAAGCCACGAAAGAAAACTGTTCGAAGAAATAAAAGCGTTCATTCTGAAGTACAACAGTCTGCCTCCGATTGCGGCTCTGGAGATCAGTCTTAAAGAGTCGACTAAACTTACTGAAGTTGAGTTAAGTAAATCCCTGGAACTGCTAAAAGAAGTAGAAAGTAATAAGTCAGAACAAAAACTTGAGTGGCTCCTTGATACTACAGAGAAATTTTGTCAAGATAAAGCAATCTATAATGCGATTATGGATTCAATTCAGATCCTCGATGGCAAAGATACAAATAGGGGCAAAGGAAGCATTCCTGCTATTTTGTCTGATGCTTTGGGGGTTAGTTTCGATCCTCATATTGGTCACGACTTTTTGGATAGTTACGCTGATCGGTATGATTTCTATCATCGTATCGAGAAACGAATCCCTTTCGATCTTGAGTATTTCAACAAAATCACTAAAGGTGGATTGCCGCAAAAGACCCTTAACATTGCTCTTGCAGGTACTGGTGTCGGTAAGTCTCTTTTCATGTGTCATGTGGCTGCTTCTTGCCTGACGCAGAACTATAACGTTCTATACATTACTCTTGAAATGGCTGAAGAGAAGATCGCTGAACGTATTGACGCGAACCTTCTAAACGTTTCTCTTGATGATCTCATGAATATGCCAAAAGAGATGTATGAAAAACGCATGGGTAAACTGAAAGAAAAGGTCAAGGGCAAGTTGATTATTAAAGAGTATCCAACTGCGTCTGCCAATCCTGCTCACTTCCGCGCACTGATTAACGATCTTGCTTTGAAGAAGAACTTCCGTCCAGATATTATTTTCATCGACTACCTAAATATTTGCGCATCTGCTAGAATTAAGGCTGGCGCGAATGTTAATTCCTACACATACATCAAAGCCATCGCAGAAGAACTTCGTGGGCTTGCCGTCGAAAATAACGTGCCGATTGTCTCCGCAACTCAGACGACAAGGTCTGGCTTTTCAAATTCAGATCCTGGTCTCGAAGATACCTCAGAGTCTTTTGGTCTTCCTGCTACTGCTGATTTTATGTTTGCATTGGTAAGTAATGAGGAACTTCAACAATTAAATCAAATGCTTGTAAAGCAGTTGAAGAATCGCTATAATGACCCCAATCTCCACAAGCGATTTACGATTGGAGTTGACCGAGCCAAGATGAAATTGTATGACCTTGAACAAAAAGCGCAAGATGCAGTCATGAAGGAAGCAGAGTCAAAGCCTGTCTTTGATCGTGGTCGTAGTACAGACAAATTCAAGAATTTGAAAGTGTAATGCAAATTAAGCGAATTGAAAAGAAGGTTTATGCTCTTGCTGAAAATTGGGTAGGCGAAAAGAGCATACCTTCCATCATTCGCAGTCTGAATCGATCATTTAATCGAAACATTGTTACATTTGGTTCTGATAGATTTGACTCTGAATACTATCTAGATCATAATATCATTGTCAGTGGGCATTATTGCAATCGTATCTCAGACTTTATCCCTGAACATATTTTTATAAAGTTAAGTTTCCCGAAGGATTCTAAGAAGGCAATTATAACTGAAAAGGGTGCCATAAATTTGGCTGTTAAGATAGTTAGAGCCATTCATCACGAGTATCGTCACAAACACCAACAAAAGGGTCGACCATTTCTTTTACAGAAAGAATATGAACCGAAGCCCAATCAAAACAAAATGAAGGCAATGTATTATGGCAATCCAGATGAGATAGATGCTCATGCTTATGAAACTCAGGCTGAGAAACTGAATATAAATAAATTACGAAAAGCGCATAAGATCAGCTGGCGAGAATGCGAAGCCATCTTTATGTATCGAAAAACATTTCGCAAACAAGATCCAAAAGTTTGGCAAAGATTTCTTAAAAAGGTTTACAAAAACAATGAGTCTTTTACTGAAAGAAATAAAAACTGCTGAGCCAACAGCCATTATAGAACAAAAGGGTAAGGACATCATTGTCAAAACAAAAGACAGAAATAGCACAAAATCTAAACTCGAGCAACACTTTAAAAAGAAAAAAATAATATTCAAATCGATTTTTAAAAAGGCTAAGTCATCATCATTGGATGTATTAGAAGTACCAGGAAGTGGAGATGTAATCTTTAAGCCAATTATACAAAAAGGTGCTGGTGGTGTAAAATTTGAAGTTGAGTTATTGTTAGATATAAAAAATTATTTAAATGGAGCAGAATATAATAAGTTAAAACATCCTGACGTTTTGAAAGAAATGGAAAAAGTTTTAAAGTTCGATCGTAGAACAAAATATGAAGTTGTTTCGGAAGGAGCAAAGAATCAAAAACGGCAATTGGTGTTTACAGGGAATAGAATTATAATATCTAATTCTACAGGAAAAACACTAACTGATTTGACTCTTAAAAAAGACAATAAACTATTGTATCTTTCTTTAAAAATGTCCGCCACATATTACACTCTCTCTGCAGGAATAGTGAAGTATTTTTCTGAGGGCAGAACCAAAATTCCAGTTAACACATACTTTGGATTTAATGGTCAAAAAATTGGTGGATTTGGAAAAGAATTTGCTTGCGTAACTAAAAAACCAAATTATAATTTGGTAAAAAATAATCTTGAAGATATTTTGGCTCAAGCAATAGGAACAGAGGTTATATTAATCCATAAGAAAAAAGATAATGATGTTATGGTTTCTCAAATAGGAAGAACTAATAAAGTTTCAGTTTCTGAATTATCTGATAATTCTTATGTGTATCCTGAAAAGGGTGTCCGCAAATATGCTAATATAAAAGTAAAGGCAATGATAAACGGACATGACTACATTGTAAATTTTCAATTTCGCGGGACAACTGCAACAGATATCGGACCTAAATATATAAGAATACTACTTGAAAGATTATAATGAGGCTTTATGACTACATTTGTGACTGGTGGTTTGGGATTTATTGGTTCTAATTTTGTAATCTCTCACCTTAAAAAATATCCAAGCGATGAAGTAGTGGTGATTGACAATCATTCATACTCTGCTAATGGATTAAATCTAACTGGGTACTGGGAAGACTGGCGGCTCAATGTTAAACATTGTGATATTCGCAACCTAGAATTTTTACAACATTTGTATGAAGACTATGAGCCGCACATTACGTTTCATTTTGCTGCTGAGTCTCACGTCGATAACTCTATTAATGGTGACGATGACTTTGTCAGCACTAATGTTATTGGCACTCACAATATTCTAAAGTGTATTAAGAAATGTGGTGGTAAGTTAGTTCATGTTTCTACGGATGAAGTCTTTGGTAGTTTAAAACTTGATGATGAACCATTCAACGAATATACACCTTACAATCCTCGTAATCCGTATTCTGCTACAAAAGCAGCCAGCGATCATCTTGTTCGCTCATATGTGAACACGCACAGTATTGATGCGATAGTAACTAACTGTTCAAACAACTATGGTCCGCGTCAACATCGCGAAAAATTTATCCCGACAGTAATTCGCAATATTAAAAATAATACACCAATTCCTGTTTACGGTTCTGGTCAGAATGTCCGTGATTGGATCTTTGTAGATGACCACTGTGAGGCATTGCTTACAATCGGACAAAACTTCAAACGAGGCGAGCGTTATAATATTGGTGGTGGTCATGAAATGACCAATCTTGAAATGATTACTCTGATTCTTGATCTAATGGGCAAGCCAGTAAACATGTATCAGAGTTGGATTAATTTTGTTTCTGACAGGAAAGGGCATGACTTTCGTTATGCAATGAATTCAGATAAAATTTTTAAAGAACTTGGATGGTCTGCAAAGACAAAGATTGTTGAAGGTCTTGAGAAAACATTGGAGTGGTACAATGCGTAAAGGAATTATATTAAGTGGTGGATTGGGAACTCGGTTATATCCATGTACAAAGGTAACTTCAAAACAGTTGCTGCCTGTCTACGATAAACCTCTTGTATATTATCCAATCTCAACATTGATGCTTGCTGGTATTCGTGATATCATGATCATCACCTCACCTGCTGATCGAACACCTTTTGAAAACCTCATTGGTGATGGTTCTCAATGGGGATTGAGTATTTCTTACGCCACTCAATTAGAGCCAAAGGGTATTGCCGAATGTTTCCGTATCGCCGAAAAGTGGATTGGCGACGATGATGTGACTCTCATTCTCGGAGATAATATTTTCTATGGCAATGATTTAATCAATAGATTTAATTATGCTAATTGGAATGTTTCTGGATGTACACTATTCGCCTACCATGTAAATGATCCAGAAAGATTTGGTGTTCTTGAGATTGACAATAATGGCGATCCGATCAAGATAATTGAAAAGCCAACAGTCTCGCCCAGTAATTATGCAGTGACTGGACTTTATTTTTATGACAATAAGGTTGTCGATTATGCATGGCAGATCACACCGTCAGCAAGAGGCGAACTTGAAATTACAGATATTAACAATCTTTATATGAAACATCATGATTGTAAAATTGAATATCTGAATCGCGGTATTGCTTGGATCGACACAGGTACGTTTGAGTCTTTGTCTGAAGCCTCTATATTTGTTGGCTCAGTTCAACGCAGAACAGGAATGATGATCGCATGCCCTGAAGAAATTGCGTATCGTCATGCTTGGGTTACAGAGCATGAAATTCGTCGTGCTGCTGAGAAATATAGTAAATCTGATTACGGTAAGTATCTCTTTAGAATTTTACAATCGAGGAATTAATTATGCACTTTTTAGTTGTTGGTCGTGGATGGACAGGAAAAAAAGTATTCAACAATTTGGTTGATCGTGGATTTGTTGTGACTTTTGCACAACATGAATCTGCCGTCCGAGCGTTAAACGAAAATCGATATGATTGGGTTGTTAATTGCGCTGGCGTTACTGGAACACCAAATGTTGATGCGTGTGAACTAGATAAACAAAATACTATCTATGGTAATGCAATTTTTCCAGGAATATTGCAAGAAGCAGCAGAAAAGAATGGAGTTAGGATGTCGCATTTTTCCAGTGGCTGTATTTACACTGGCGATATTCAAACAGTAGACGCAGCGCCAAACTTTTTCGGTAGCACTTATTCGATTGCGAAGGGCGTTTCGGACGTATATTTGGGCGATAAGGCTCAAGTTTATCGTATTCGTATGCCATTTACAGGTAAAGTTGAAGCGAAGAATTATCTTTACAAGGTTTACAATTATGCAAAAACAGCCAAACTAATTGATGCTGGTCAAAATTCCTTAACTGATCTCGACGAGGCAGTTAGTGTAGCCTGTGATCTTATGTTAGATGATGCTCCAAATGGGCATTATAACCTAGTCAACAATGGATCTGTTAATATGCATGAACTTGCTGAGATTATGGGAATTAATCCACAGTGGTTTACACCTGAAGAATTTCGTGCAGCAACTGCAGCAGGTCGTTCTACATGCACTATTCCAGCATGCGACCGTAT